CTACATAAACCGGCTAATATTACCAAGCACTTCAAAAATGTGAAGTATGCGAGAATTCTCGTACTCTTGTTCGTCATACTCTTCTTTGTTGATGGGTACGTACCGCATCTTGTTTGGGTCTTGCGACTTACGTAGAATCTTAACGGTGCGAAGGGTGTCGAGCACAACTGCATAGATTTCGCCATATTGTACATCCTCGAGTCTGCATTCTTTGAGTGCAATAATATCACCATGATTGATTTTGGGCTCCATGGAATGGCCTGTGATATTAACCCAACTGACCCCTTGTTTATTGAATGGCTTAAAGTCGATGTTGTATTCCGGATTGACGGTTTGATCAATGACAGTAAGATCAAAGCCCCCAAGGAAGTCTACGTTATAATACGGTGTACCCTTATTAGGGGTATATGAGACTGTTGGGGGACTATCACTAAGGGCAGGACTATCAGGCGATGAATCGGGCAGGTGCTGTTGGGGTGCTTTGGAGGACTTAAGCATACTACCTTCGCCTGTCAGAAGCCATTCTATATTAACATCAGGAGCGTACGCGAGAAATCTCGCTATATTATCTTCGCTTATGCCGTTATTCTGCCCAAGGATGCCACGTGTAGTACCTGAAACCTTATAAAATTCATAATGGGTGATCCCCTTTTGAGCCAAATAAAGCGAAATATTTTGCTTTATAAGCGATTTTTCTTGTTTAATTTCTTGCATAAGCGAAATATCTTGTATATTTTTGCAACGTGTTCGATACAGAACAGCGCGCCAAATATACGAAAAAAGGGCGAGATGTTAAGATTATAAACAATTAAAGAAATAAAACAATGGGAAATCAAAAAGACCTAAAGAGTAGTCTGGACAAACTTGCCCAGCATGTAAAACAGCGCATAGACCATACGCTTAGGCAAGCAGACGAGTACACAAAGACGATGAATGAAGATTACGAACGTTTCTTTATTTGGAATTCCGAGGACATGTACAAAATGCAGGAGCTGTTAAGATGTTATCGGGAGTTTTGGCAAATGATATGTACAGGAGAACCGGACAGAGTGCTGGAGTATTTAGCGTGTAAGGTTAAGAGTTTGAGTATAGAGCTGCTGGAGAACAGCCCGAGACAGAAAAGCACCAATGCAATGTCTTCTCTTGCCTGTACTCTAATAGTGGAAGTGAAGCAGGAACTGCTTCGGGAGTTCCGTATGTTACTGGATGATATAAACGAATAAACAAATATACAGTAAGATGAAAAAGTATATCGTAGTATCAAAAGAAGTCGAGAAAAAGCTAATCAATACCTATAAGGTTTCAGATAAAACTGTTTACAACGCTTTAAACTATAATGCAGAGCGTGGCTTTTCCAAGAAAGCAGAAGCGATAAGGGAGACTGCCATGGCAAACGGCGGTGTGTTGATGTTTGACGATTGCAAGGGTATAGAGACTCTCCATTTTGCTGACGGCACAATGCGACAGTGTCTTCCGGGTGAGATAATCATCACCGTTGAGAAAAACGGGCAGGGCACTGTTACCAAGCGCGGAACTGTAGTGAAGCGATTTCAAAGCCCGTTGATTGATGAGTATGAGAAACTGCAGAACGAAGTATCACCGTTTATATCCGACCACACAGCCACGGTATTAAGATAAAGGAGACAGGTGTAATGGAGTATTATGGTAATAAACTTTGCATCTCGGCGCACGAGCTTGAGAGCGGCGGCATAATGACACAGGCCTACTGTCGTCAGCTGGCCTCTCGTAATCGCATCAGCATTGCGCGTCCCGGTGGTGGAAAAGGTAATTATGCCCTGATAGCCGTAGACAGTCTACCAACCTCTTATCGTGCGAAGGTAGAAGAGGTATTTCCCGGTGGCGACGAGGTACGTGTTTCCGGTTGGATTTTGTCTAACTATGAAACAGACCCGGCAGCCGTAACCTTCTTTAACGATCGGAGTTTAGCAGGTATCAACCTGACCGATAAGAAAAAGAAGGAGTATATCGTGAATGCATCGGTATTAAACTGCTGCATCAAGTTGTACGAACGTGCAAGGGACAGCAAGAAGTTGTTCGGCGAGACGTATAATTGGGATATGATGGCACGAACCATTGAAACCCTGCGGCGCGAACTGGGTCATACCCTACCCGCCAGTACGCTTCGCTTTCGCAAAAAAGTGAACGAATACCGGCACGAAGGTTATGCCTGCCTTATCAGCGGCAAGTTTGGTAACCAAAGTGCACGCAAGGTAGACCACAAGACCGAGCAGCTGATATTAGGGCTTGCTATACAGGGAAACCAACCCTATGCCAAGCAGGTATATGATATGTATTCAGCCTTTGTTTGCGGTGAGTTAGAAGTCTTCGATCCTGAAACCGGTGAGCTTTTTAACCCGGATGATTTTACGGATAAAAAAGGTGATCCAAAAACACTAAGCGAAGCTACCATCATCTATTACCTCAACAAGCCCAAGAATAAGCTATTGATTGAGCACAAGCTACGCACATGGACTTCTTTCATGCATGAACAGGCACCGCACGTTCACCGGCATGCCCCCGAGTTTTCTCTGTCGAAGGTCAGCTTCGATGACCGCGACCTGCCGCGTAAGCTCAAAGACACCAAACTACGCCCAAAGGCCTACTATGCCTACGACGTTGCCAGCCAATGCGTAATCGGGGTAGCCTACAATCGAAATAAGAATGTGGATATTGTGGTAGATTGCTTCAGGTCGATGTTCCGGCTATTGGACAGACAAGGCTGGGGCAGCCCGGCGCAGGTAGAGGTGGAGAACCACCTGATGAGCCAGTGGAAAGAAAGCTTTTTAAAGGCAGGTGTGATGTTTCCTTTTGTTCGTTTCTGTGCCCCGCAAAATTCGCAGGAAAAGTATGCAGAGCCCATGAACGGTGCAAAGAAAAGAAGCATCGAACATCGTAATCATCTGGGCGTAGGTCGTTTCTACGGAAAAGGAAAATGGCGTATAGAAAGTAAGAAAATTAGCGATGAACTGAACGACACCTACGAAGACAAAGAATACTACTCGTGGGAGCAGCTGATTGCGGAAGACACCGCCGACGTGAAGGAGTGGAACAATGCGTTGCACCCCAACCAAAAGAAATATAAAGGTATGAGCAGATGGGACGTGCTCGTGGCTAACCTGAACCCAACACTGCAACCCATCAGCAAAGCCGTACTCGCAAAATATATAGGCGAGAAAGTGGAGACCTCTATTCGCAGGAACAGCTATTGCCGGGTCGATTATAAGGACTGGTGGCTAAGTAAGACATCCGTACTTGAACAGTTGACTCCCAATAATGTGAATGTGGAAGCCTATTATATCCCGGACGATAACGGCAAGTATAGTGAGGTCTATATTTACCAGGGCGACCGTTACATCGATACACTGGAGGATGTAGGCACATTCAATACAGCCGACGCAGAACAGACTGAAAAAGACAAAGAAGTATTTCAGGCACAGCAGAAGAAAATTGCAGCGTTCCGCAAATACATCAATGACAATGCCATCGGGCACGTCGGCATCATTAAGGACACATCGTCTTCCATTGACGAGGAAGACGAAGAACTTGAGATTGAAACAAAGGTGGCAAATGATGAACAACAACCTCCCATCATCTTACCCGTGATGGATGCCGGGCAACGCGCGGTTATGGATATATAAAAATAGCATTTAAATAACATTCAAACAGTATTAAAATGATAACAAAAGAAATTAAACAACGCATTTTGGCAGCAGTAGCAGCCAACAGAGCAAATTATCCCAGCGATGCTAAACACGCAGCAGCATTAGGTTTAAATACTTCTGTATACAGTGGTTTGAAAAACGGACAGACTGAGAAAATGTTGAGCGATGCCAACTGGATAAGCATTGCAAGAAGGCTGGAGGTGGATATTCACAACTCTATTGAATGGAAGCCTGCCAAGACACCGACCTACCAGTATATTACCGCACAATTAGAGTTCTTGCAGCAAAGCGGTATTAGCGGCATACTGTGCGACTATCCCAACATTGGCAAAACCTTTACCGCCCGTCTGTACGTGCAGACACACAAGAACGCCGTATATGTGGATTGTTCGCAGGTGAAGACCAAGCTCAAACTTATTCGTAAAATAGCCAAAGAGTTCGGTGTGGGAAGCAACGGCAGATATACCGATGTGTACGATGACCTGGTGTACTATCTGCGCAGCATAGAAAAGCCCATTATTGTGCTTGACGAGGCAGGTGACCTACAATACGAGGCTTTTCTTGAGCTGAAAGCTTTATGGAATGCCACTGAACGTTGCTGCGCCTGGTATATGATGGGGGCCGACGGACTGAAAGAAAAAATCAACCGCTCCATCGAATGCAAGAAGGTGGGTTATACAGAAATGCTTAGTCGCTATGGTGATCGTTTTTCAAAGGTTACACCGGACGACGGGCGCGAGCGTGAAGCGTTTTTACACGAGCAGGCACGTATTGTTGCAAAAGTCAATGCGCCGGACGGGACGGACATTAATGCCATAGTAAGAAAGACAAACGGCGGCTTAAGGAGAGTGTATACCGAAATAGAGAAACTTAAAATGATGGCATCATGATAACAAAAATCACACTTGAAGATAGAGGGCAAGATATTCTTTGGTTTCGAGTAAACGAGGCTGGTCTTGTTGAAGAAGCCGGCCCGTTTCAAAATGACATGTGGATAAATTCTTATATTCCATTGTGGATAGTTAAGGTAGGAGAACCTTGTCCAATTCACAAATACCCTAATATTATTCGCGGCTTTTTGAAGTATAAAGTAAAGTCAATTAAAAAGGAAAATAATGGGTAAGCGTGCATATAGTCCGCGAGAGATAGCCGCGAAGAAGTGGGTGACACTGCCGTGGGACGACAAATGGAGTAAGCCGTTCGGTTTTCCTGCCGAAAATGCATCTTGGTTTATCAGCGGGGCCAGTGCCAGCGGTAAGAGTTCGTTTGTGATGCAACTGGGTAAGGAACTGTGTCGATACGCACCGGTACTCTATCTTAGCTACGAGGAGAAAGTAAACCAAAGTTTCCAACGGCGCATGGAGTATCTCGAGATGAACGAAGTACAGGGAAAATTCCGGGTTGTTATCGATGATACTATTGAGGAACTGGAAAATCGATTAGCCAAACCCAAGTCACCCAAGTTTATTATAATTGACTCGTTTCAGGTGGCAGGATGGAGCTACGAGCAGGCAGTAGAGTTGATGCGACGGTTTAATCGTAAGAGCTTTATCTTCATCAGCCAGGAGGACAAGAGCCAGCCAACAGGCAAACCGGCACGCCGACTGAAATACATCTGCGACATGAAAGTCCGTGTAATGGGTTATAAGGCTTATTGCCAGGGAAGAGCGATAGGCGAAGCCGGTAACTATTATACCGTATGGAAAGATGGAATATTACAAACATCAAACAGCTTATAATTATGGAAGAATGGATACATAGTTCACGTCGTGAAGTTCACGGAAAATTTCCGCGTCCAGGACGTACGCCAACAGAACCGTTTGGGGAACGTAATAAAAAAACACGTGGGGCGCGCTTTTGGGCAGGCTTTATACTGGCATTTATGACAATAGTGCCATTTTATGCATATTGCTTATATCGGGCATTAACCCAACTGCCCACGGAACGGCAGGTGCTTGCCGGTATTCTGATGCTGGCATCGGCAATATTTTTCTTAGGTGCGGCGCTTATGATGGATAATGAGATAAATTGATAAATTCACAGAAAAATAATAGAATTATGGGAAAGAAACTATACCACATTCTTCACTATGAAAAGGATAAGACAATGACGTCTACCGAACTGAAGGCATACCTGGAGAGGGTTATTGCCGACCTGCCAGAGCAGGAGGAGAACATAGGCGTCGACATGTTGCTATTCTTTAGGTGGTGGGACAAGCCGTATGGTGCGGGGCGTATCGCTATTGAGTAATGCAACGCACCTTTGGTCGGCCTGTTGTATGAGCAGTTCCACCTCGCCATGTCCACAAGAGTGCGTATAGAACTTATTGTAAGATGATACCTCCAGTTCGGGTGACTTGCCACAAACGGGACATTTGATTTTTGAGTACTCGACAGCGAGCAGCTCATAAAGTTCATTAGAATATTTCATCATATTTTTTGTTTAAGCTACAAATGTAGCAATAATATCCTGGTTCGGGATGAATAGGGATATTTTCAACGAAAATTAAAATTAAAATAATATGAACAATAAACAACGACTTAAGCGGCGGGCGAACATTCTCTATCGTCTGCGCAAGAAAGGCATTAAAGCCGATACGAAGCAGCGCGTTATCTTCTGTCCGTTCAATGAAGACATCACCGGTATAGTGCAGGTGGGTCGGCTAAGGAAAGAATTTTATTTTAATATTCAATTAATAATTAAATAATAAAAATTATGGAAACATCAATTAAAAAAATCATCAACGGAGTTAAGTGTGAGTTTTATCTGACGGAGGATGGCAAGTACACTGTCCGTGTAAAAAACAATGAAGAAGCGACGAGAAAGCTGCTCGGAGCTTGTAAGCACAAATCTGTGAGAGCTGACAAATTGCACTTCTTCATTCGAGGCATCAAAGAAAAAATCGAAAATGGCGCCCTCGAGGGAGAACCGATAAAGAATATCAGTTTCGAAGACTATGTGCCCTCTAATGAGAACCCAATAATACGACTTGGGGAGCTCGTTCAAAAGATATACGGTGAGAACATCGAAACGGAAGTGTTAAGCGTCTTAGGAGACGACCACTGTCCGTTAGTTACGGTGAAAATAACCTTACCAGATGGAGACTACGAAACCGCGTCAGCAGGTAACCAAAAGGTTGCAAAGAAAATCGCAGCAAAAAAACTATTGGATAGGTTAATATGAGTAAGGTAAGCAGAACAATGGAAATAACCCCACCCAGGGGACGTGTGACAACCGAACATCTTGTAAGCAAGGGCCATTCGTGTGGTTATTGCCAAGGCAACGGCTACTTTTGGGGCGTAGACGATTACGGGGAAAGTGTAAAAGAACCTTGCCCCGTATGCAACGGAAGCACCGAAGTCGACGCGGTAATAAACATCGAATGGAAAGCCGGAGAAAGTAAAAAGGTAAAAGAGTAAAGAAGTATGATAGATTGTATAGATTATAAAAAAGGCCGTTGCCTCGGAAACTGTGACGGCATGGGACATTTCCTATGTGACGAATGCAAGTGGCGAAAGCCGAAAAAAAGAAGATAATATGAGAAAGTTGAGATATTATTCGATGATACCAAATGACAAGCCGGAGTGGCTACTGCGGCTGCAGATGGATATTAGTCAGCATTACAGCTTCCAAGCAATGGAAGATACCAAGGAAGATTGGGAACGGCTGAAGGCTTATGTGGATGCCTGGATATTGGAGCTGTATCATCTTCGAGGCATGAAGGTGAGGAGTAACATTGAATCGGCACTCGTAACCGACAACGGAAAGACCGTGCTGCATATTAAACGTAATGGAAAGGTCATACAAGTTTATTTTAATACTTATAACAATGAAAAAAGTTAAAAATCATTCAACCAATTGTGTAGGTGTCATCACTGTTCGATGGTCGGTGACCAACGAAGATGTCAAAAGCATATACGGGGAGACATTTGGTTTTTGTTCTAAGTTTCCGACGGAAACAGAACAAAAGAAAATGAAAGAAAATGTACAAAAGAAAATACAGGAAGTAGTGGAAAATAACAAGGCGCACTTCAAGATTGATAAAAACTCGGTAGTTCGTTTTTCGTCGAGTATCAAGCTTATAGGCTGTGAGTATCTTTTGAATAACGATAAATAAAAGACGTCATGCAGAAAGTAACCAATTTCCGCCGCTTCTATGCGCTACTCAAGCGCATGCCGGGAGCCGATAAAAAGTTGCTGATATACCAGCATACAGGTGGCCGAACAGATAGTTTGCGTGAGCTTTCGCCCCTTGAGTATAGGATACTGTGTATAGGTATGGACAGAATTATCTATCACGAATTAAGGACGTGGAGAAGTAATGTGCTGACATTGCTTAACAATATGGGTATCATTGGTTGGCCAAGGATTGATGCCTTATGCTTAAACCCTCGTATAGCAGGTAAGCTTTTTATAGAACTTGATACCGAGGAGCTCAAAGCGCTACACAAAAAACTTCATTCTATCGAGGCGAAAGGTGGAATTAAACAGAAGGTGCAATCGGGTGTCGGTACTTCTGTACGATATACTTTTATATTTAACGATACAATTAAAAATTAAGCAATTATGAACAAAGAACTATTACAGGGCCTATCGGCTCAAGAGAAAAAAGAACTGCTTGCTACCTTGCAACAAGAGGCTAATCAGGAGAAGAACAACCGCCGCGAGGCATACGAAGCCTTGCGGGCAAAGTTTATGGCGGACGTTCGCAGTCGCCTTGATAAGGTAGTGGAAGAGGTAAAAGGCTTTCGCGACTGGCTCGACAGTGAGAGTGGAGCCATCAAAGAGGTGATGCGTGAGTATGGTCAACTACGCAATGACACGCAGAACGGTTTTACTATGACTGTAGATAGCTTCCGCCTGGAGGTAAAGGCCAACAAGGTGAAGGGGTTTGACGAACGGGCCGATATGGCGGCCGAACGGTTAGTAGACTACCTCAAGCGTTACGTTCAGCAAACCGAAAAAGGCACCGACGATCCTATCTACCAGTTGGCCATGACCTTACTCGAGCGTAACAAGACGGGCGACCTCGATTATAAGAGTATTTCGAAACTCTATGAATTAGAAGACCGCTTCGATGCCGAGTATGCCGAGATTATGCAGCTTTTCAAGGAGAGCAACGTGGTGCAGAAGAACGCCACCAACTACTATTTCTCCCGGCTTGATGAAAACGGCGTATGGCGCAAGATTGAGCCCAGTTTCTGCCGGTTATAACGACTGTTAGCCGGTTATAATAAAAAGTCCCTGCAACTCTTGTAGTTACAGGGATTTTTTTATAATTTTGCAATTATGGCAAAGGGAAGAAACAAACAGCTCATCGACGAGCGCGACAAGAAACTATTCGAGCGGTTCTACTACTGGTCGGAGGTGCAGCGTCTGCGCTTCGATGACGTCATCCATAAGCTTTCGACAGAAGAGTTCTTTCTGTGCGAGGCAACGACATTGCGCATCATCAAGCGGATGCTGATGGAAGGCGCAACGGTGGACGGGCAGGCCGTGAAGCGAAGCCGCTATATGGGCTTCAGGACTTCACGACGACAGTCAGCTTCCGCCGGTCAACTGTCGCTCTTTCCCGAGTAGCCTCACTGACGGCACAAGTGTAAGTCGTCTCATACACTTTAATGCCGTGATTGAATGTGAAGAACTTCGAGCGGGTGCGTATCAACGCCCCTTCATCGCTCACCCGATAACCCTGCAACAATGTGTGCAGGGCTTTTCTTTTTTCTTCCCGTTGCATAATTCGCTCCGTTGTCTGACTGCCGGCGTGCGTGTCATCGTAGCAGTCGATAGCAAGCCGCACACGCACTTCGCATACGCCGCGCTGCGTCCAGTCGCCTGCATCGCTCCATTCGGTGCCGGGTAAGTCAATGAGGATGGCAGGAAATGTGAGCGGGTACATGTCGACAATTTCGTCATCGAGTGCTTCCAACTGTCCGTAGTCTTCGTCTACGGTGCGCGCCCAGGGTAGTTCGCGGGCAAGGCGGTCAATGAGATTAACGAGTAGTGATTCCATTGCTTATCTCCTTTAGTTTGTTAATAATGATTTGATTAATCTTTACGCGCAGTTCCTTGCTTTCGCCAATGAACTGTCGGCGGGGCATCTTAATCTTAATATTGAGCTTTTCCTTTTTTGTCAGTGCCAGTGCGCGCCACTTCCTTGCCTCTTCGGGCAAGTCTTTTGGTAGTTTTCCACCCTTATTAACCCCGGCGATGGAATAGGCCTTTGCCCACGCCATCTTGCGCAGCTTAGGCGTAACAGTGGGCTGCGAATGTATGGTGCCGCCCTCATTGTGGATGCGCGCATACGGCACGGGATTGACCACGGTCACCAATCCGGGTGCCCCGACCACATCGATGCTGTTCATCAGGTGATTGCGATTCGAGGTGAGGGGCTTCCGCGGGTCGCCCGCCTCCTGTCGGCGTGTCTTCTTCCACGGGCGCAGTCCGCCATCTACGAACCCGCTCTCGTCGAAGTTGTGCATAAAGTGGTTTTTCGCCACGACAGCCGCCTTGCGTGGTATTTCGTCGCGCATGGCCGCCTCTACCTGCTTCGGTGCACGGGCTATGATGTTGGCTATTTTTTTGGCATCCATAGAAATAATTGTTTAAAAGTTTGTTTATACGAAATATTTTGTATCTTTGCATCGGTACTGGAGAGCCGGCTTGCCGTCTCCGGAACCTCCTATAACGTTAGGCTGCATAAGTCTAACGTTTTGTTTTACCCCCATACATCAATAGTTTATTCTTCCAATGCACCATGATAATACGCTCTTTCCTGCTTTGCGAAAGGTAGCCGTTAACAGTCCGGTGTATTGTCTCCCTGCCTACGAAGCTCGGTATCTCCAGCACGATATTGTCTGCTTGCTTCTTGGCCTTCTTGATATGGTTGATGATAGCGTTGTGCTGTTCCTTCATGTTGGCATCTTTTTTCAAGCCATACATGGACTTTCCGTCGAACAGCAGACCGTTTATCAGGTAGTCGGGGTTCTTTCCTTCTTTTACACCGCGTGGCAGCAGTTTGTGGCGTAACCTGCGCCCCTCCTCCGTTGTCTGTTCTAACCGGGGTAATAGATATACCTTTGTCTTGAGCTTGTCAGCCAGGAAGTTTGCCAGGCGTTTGTTGTCAGCAAGCTCATTTCCACCGTGATAAGGACTGATAAGCACCTGTCCTTTGTGTGTACGTTTGTACGTGCTTACTTCGGGCGGTTGAATGTTGGGGTTACCCCACTCTTTACCCGGCAGCTTCCTATCAACATACGGACAATTAAAGCAGTCTTTTTTGCGATTTTGAAACGCCGCCTTAAGCCGGTTCTTAATACCCTGCGGCTTGTAGAACGGGCAGCGGGCGCAGTTCTCGGGGAAATACGGGTGCGTATCGTTAATGATGTGTCCATCCTTTCCGGGGTTGTTGTCCAGTCCACGCTGTGGGTTTGGAGCCGGCATGTCTTCCACCATGTCTGCCGGCGATGCAGGCTCATCGGTAGCCTCCAGGCGGCACTTGCAGTTCCATCGGTCTTGCGGGTGGTGTTTCGCCCAAAAAGGATGCTCTACGGGTAGCGTGAGTTTCTTCTCCCAGTAGGAGCGGTGCGAGGCTTCGGCATCGGGCGAGGTAGTGGGCATCCACCGCAGGTTAGGCATCACGTCACGGTTGCTGACAAACTCCTGCCAGTCTGCCGCAGCATGTGCTCGCAGTACGGCCGTGTTGTATTCTGTCTTCAGCCACGCGCCCACATGGTGTGATGAGATGTTTCGAACGTCGTTCAACCACTGTTCGAACGGCTTTAAATGGCCGTTCGAGTCCAACAGCTTGGCCGCCATAGCTGTACCCATGGCGTGCACTTTGAACGCCGCAAACACCTCGTTACCGTGGCGCATGGCGTTTAGAAAATCGTCGTTGTGGCGCGGCTGGTAGTCACCCTGTGCCAAGCCCTGCACCGCTGCTTCGTGTAGCAGGCGCAGCAGCTCGCGCCACATGCTCGGTTCTATCTCGGTGGACGTATCGAAACCGTCGTACACTTTATGCAGAAAGTCGCTTAAGATGTCGGCAGAAAATCTGACATCCTCACCGACATTGCGGAAGTGACTGTGACATCCGCACTGCTCACCGTCGTAGTATAGGCTATCGATTAAAAGTCGTTGGCCGCCCCGATAGGCTTCGGGGCTATTGCGAAAAAACGGCTCAGGGCGTTAGTGGGCGGTGTGGGCTTGGTTGGGGGCGTAGGTTCTGTGGGCTGCTGTTGCATCCGTTCACGCAGCGCGGCGCGCTCTTCTTCCTTTTTCGCCTTCAAATCGTTGTAATTCTCTGGCTTGGCGATGCCGAACGTCTCATAGAGATAGTCGTCGTCGATGGGTAGCCCCATGCTGGCGCACTTTTGCACGATGTCGATTTGCTGTGCCACATCCACCTTGTCTTTCTTGGCGTAGACAAACTCGCCACCGTCGGTATTGAAGCCCAGCGCGGCGAAGATGTCGCGCATTTGGTAATTCAGTATGTCGAGGATGAACTCGCGGTCGTCCGCGTTCATTTCGTCCTCTTCTTCCTTGTGGATGGTTCCGAGTGCCTGCGTGCCGGTCTCCTTGGCATCGGTGGTCAGCGTGTTGCCCAGCACGCGGATACTTATCTTTGAGTCCCAATACTCGGCAAACGTGCGGTATAGCTCGCTGCTACCCGTCTTGTTGGCCGCTTCGAGCAGTTTTAGGTCGCTGTCTTTGGGGTGTATATATACGGCATTCGTTCCTTGCGCACGCGCCTCGCGGATGAGTGTCTTGCGTGCCTCTTCGTCTCCGGCGTCGTAGGTGTACTCACGGATGGGCATTCCGAATATATTACAAAAGCGCGCCCAGTCGCCCATGTTACCCTTCTTATACAGCACCGCCGGCAGTATCTCGGCAAAGATACCCAGTCCGCGCTCGCTTCCGACGAACAATGTTTTGTCGAACAGCTCGATGGGCTCGCCCTCCATGTCGCCCTGGTGGCGCAGCAGGAAGCGATGTACGGGGTCGTAGTGTTTGCGGTCGATGGAGTCGAAGCGGATGTTACCGTCATCACCCAGACGGAACTGCACCAGTGTGAAGCCCCAGAATTCGGAGAGGATAAGTTCTTTTCGCAACTCCTTAAACCAGGGTGACCGAAGTTGTTTGTTAATTGCTTCGTCCGGCTTGCCGTCGCGCTGAAACTCGATGGGTATCTGTGTAACGCCACGTAACCGCTTCGCCATCACGCCCGTTAGGTGCAGGTCGAAGTTCGCACTCTCGTACATATCGTACAGCCGCACACGATTGCTGTAGTCGATACCCCGCGCCGAGGTAACGGCGTTCATGTAGTGCTGTAAATTAAAATGGAATAACTCCGGCATCTGCAACACTACGTCCGGCTGCCGTTCTCCTTGCTGTCCAAGCAGCCCGCCCTGTGTAATGCGGCGGTTGCTTGCCCGTTTATTTTTTAGATTTCCCATCCTTTTAATTATCAATTGTCAATTATTAATTATCAATTAAAGAAGTACCGGCCTTACTTCGTCGGCTTTGATTTGCCACCTGCTTTTGTCCTCAATCTCCTCTGCAGGCAATAGCGGTGCGCCGTCGATAGTCACATCGCCTCGCATCACGCCTTTGAGCCATTCCACGGCACGGTCGTAGCGGTCTTGGCGCACCTTCGACATCTTATAAGGGTTGTGCTGGCAAAAGATGTGGAAGATAGCGATGTCGAGAGCGAACATCAGTACCAGTGCGTGGCGGTCGGTACCGCGCGCATCGAAAATGCGGTTACAGTCGTACTTCTTATTCAAGTACGACCGCATTTCAGCGATGGCCCGGTTTTCGCAAATTTCGATGATCTGCGGGTCGTAGTCCGCCGTGCCCTGCCGTAGCAGGCTGTCGAGTATTTCCTTGTGGATGCTCGCATCGTAGTCGGTGATGTCTATAAAGTTGCTCATATCTATATCATAAAAGGGTTGTCTTTGTTGAGTTCTTCG